TACAATCAGCGAGAAATAGACTTTTGAATCTTGAATAACAAACTCATCAGCAACTACAAGATTTTGAAAAGTAGGCGCTTCAGGAGCGTAATTAGAAAGCATATTCATTGTTGTGGCTCCTTACTCTTTAAAGCATTCTTTGCACGTTCAGCTTCAGCATATTCAGAACCAAGTATTTCTACACCAACCTTTAGATTGATACTGGTCTCAATATAGAAAGCACCTTGATATTCAAAACATTTGAATGAGCTAAAAAAGAAGCTAGAACCATCCAAGCCAAGTGTTGAATAAAATGAGTTTTTATCTACACGTTTCACTTGTGAAAAATACTTAGAATGAAGCTCATCCCATTTTGTTTTTTCAGCATCGAATTCACTTTGTAGGCTTTTCTTTAAAGGCTTTGTGCGAATCCAAGAATGACCATATTGACGTTCAGGTTTGGTCCAAACTTCACGATTAACCTTAGAGTTATCTTTAAATTTAATCCCACAGAACCATATAGAGTCAGAGTCTTGAAGAATCACAGGATCAGCTTCATATTCATCTGCAAATAGTTGAGCGTTTTTACGAAGCTCTAAACGATCTGATTCAAGTTTGTTGTAGGCATCTAGCGCTACTTGGTTGATGACTTTGTAAAACATCACTCACCCCCTTACCAAAGCGATATAGAACATCGCACCGATCAAAAAGATGATGATTGAGCCAAGGAGTAAGCTTTGAGCCTTATCCCATAAGCGACGATTCGAAATCTGTTCAATCGTCAGTAGACGTTGTGGTTTTTTGTGTGACATAATTACCTCGTACTGAGTACAAGCCCACTTGTGATTTGCCGTCTAAGTGGGCTTTTGTTTGTGTATGAGATAAATATAAGAAAACTTAGTTTTATTGTCAAGAATTATTCTAAGAAAACTTATATTTTTTTAGAAACTTATTTTATTTATGCTTTAATAGACAAAAGAAAACCCACGCTGGGTGGGTTAGATGGAGTTAGATTTTCTATTTAATGTCTTTAAGAGATCTAAGAATATACTTAGGTTTACTAGTTCCAATAGTTATAACAGTAAATTTAGCTGTTACTGGTTTCAGTAGCCACTGAACATTAATTGATTCAGGATCTTGAATATCCTTACTCATCTTGCCTTTTATCAAGTCATTATCAATCTTAGTTCTAAATTCAAAGCTTCTACTGTCTGGCAAAGTTCCTCGAAAAGACCCCTCATATAAAACCTCAACTTCATGGATATTTTCATCATCTAAACGATCAATAGATCTCTTAAGTTGTTGATCATCGGAAAAACGGAAAAATTTATTATTAAATTCCAGACCGCATTTTGCATTTTGTTCAGATAAAAAACTAAGAAAATCATGAATTTTACTAACTGCCCTAGGGTGTATTTCCTCAATTAAATCGTTCAATTGGTCGTCCGTGCCTTGTGCTGATACTTCAAGCACATCCCTGATCCCATCAATTGCTTTCTCAACAACTGATTGTTCTGGGCATAAGTCGTAATTATCAACTCTAGGTAGTTGAAACTCAAAACCAAATGATCCAATAGCGGTGCCTGTAATCATTAATTGATTGGCATTGCTATTTGGTATTGGACCATTAAAATTAAAGGGTCCTGATAAGCCCGCTGAAACGGCTGCTACCGCATCTGAAAACAACTTAGTAGCTTTCGCAGCAAAATTGGCGGAAATAGCCTCACTACCTACCACAGGGCTCCCCCTGAATGTAAGCTTGGCTGATTTATTAATGTGATATGGATTTGTAGCATCAAGGCTTTTCTGTGCAGCCTTTAACCTATTCTCCAAACCAAGTCTATCGATTACATTTTCTTGAGGAATTTGATCTAGCAAGTTTTTTAAATGAAGAACTTCGGAGGAAAGATTCTTAAACATAAGAGCATTCATCATATATTTCCCCCTGTAAGATTATCTAATACTAATCGGTCTTCATCTGGTGATAATGGGATTTGTATAAATCCTTTCCACATATTATCACTTTTTCTGTGTGACCACATGCTGTACCAATATGTAATATCGTTAATGAAATATGGAGTTATCTTATCCCCCAATACAACAGGATATACATCAACCATATATTTAGATTTTGCAATAGATGAATCTAATAGGCCGTTGGTTTTGGGTAGAAATGTAATCTGGGTTTCATCTGGTGGTAAGTAAAAAAAAGTTACAACATCAATATCACTTGGAGGACGATTATCTGTAACTTCAACATCAGTAGTGAAGCTACCGTTTAGCCACTGAAAACCATTAATAACACCAACCTCATATAAATCTAAGCGATGTTTCAAAAAATTTTCTAAAATAATAATTCTTTCAGGTGTGTATGAAAATAGCCTTACAAAATCACTAACCTTTAAAAGGTAAGGAGAGCGATTTCTATCCACACCATCAGGATCTAACACGGGTGGTATCACCCCGGTTGAATCAAATAGATTATCCGGTTTTAAATTCATCCCACACCCCTTACATTTTGCTTTTAACTTTCAAAGATTACGAACTAAATTCCTTAGTTGGGTTCGCAGATTTTTAAACTTATATTTCTTTATAATTTTCCAAAAACTCATCCACCCATCCTTGCGCCACTTCAAGATTGGTTATGTCAGTTAGTTTTAGATTTGTTTCTTCTGCTTCGTTAAAACCCTCAATAATGGCCTCAAAGATATTTGCTTCACTAATGACTTCTTGTGCAATTTCAGCAGGATCATAGCTTTGCTTTGCCTTTTTAAGTGATGCTATTTGTTTATCAATACCTGCGCCGATTTTAGCTAATGCTAGCTTGAAGTCTTGACGATTAATTGTTAGTGCAGTTTTTGATTTATTTAGTGTTGCGATCATAATATTCTCTTTTATATAAGAAATTTAATTTAATGAACTCACGCAAAGGCAGCCTTATTAACTCTTGCGCATCTTATTTCTGCGCTTTGATCTAAATACATATCTAATCGAGTCAACCACCTCTCCAACAAAAACACACTCTTCATCCAGCGGGATGATATTTGGTTTAAATTCAGGGTTTAGAGCCTGTAAATATCTTGAGTTATCAGTTTCGATAACCAGCCGTTTAAAAGTGGCCTCATCATGCTTTCTTACAACGATCACATCCCCTGACTGCATTTCATCATATTGCACTGTTGGATCAACAAGAATGTAATCCCCCTCATGAAATGTAGGGTAGTTACTTAATCCTTGAACTTTTAGATAAAAACATTCGTCACAATCATCAGGTAAAGGAAGCCATTCCTCGACCTGTGACATATCAACCGACTCTACGTTGGTAAACACGCCAGCCTGCACCCAAGAGAGAACTGGGGCCATTTTAGGTGAAACAGGCGCAACATTCCTTTCGCTTTTAAATTCACCACCCTTTCCAGTAAGAATATATTCAGTAGTAACGCCAAACTCATTCGCCATAGCTTCAAGTGATGCAGCCTTAGGTAAATAACTATCTTTTTCCCATTCAGTAACAGCAGGCGAGCTCACTCCGGCAACCTTAGCTAATTGCACTTGAGTTAATTTTTTCGAACGTCTAAGCGCACGTATGCGCTGACCAGCAGATTGTTTTTCCATATAAGTTATCTTACATATTGCTTTTATAAGTTTTCTTTGATTAAATACTAAGAAATCTTATTTTAAGGTGTTAGTGATGACCAAACATGAAGCATTGAAGTTGCTTGGGGTTAATGGTGTTGAGCTGGCTAAGCTTTTAGGTGTTGAACCATCAGCAGTTTATCAATGGCCAGAAAACAAAATCCCATTAGCTCGCGAATACCAAATCCGTGACTTAGCAAATGGAAAAGAACCAATTACACGCCACCAAGTGGCATAGGAAAAACCATGAGCCTTGAAAAAAAATCTACGCATGTGCGCTTATCTCCTGAGAATCACGAACGAGCAAAGGTTTTAGCTGAAATTAAAGGTAAAGACCTTGCTCAATATATGGCCTACCTGCTTGAAAAAGAAATTGCAGGTGAGTGGCATGTACTTAATTTACAAGCTAAATCGTTCGAGCGCTTGGGAGTATCAGCTTTGTTAAGGGATTTAAGTACAGAGGTCGAATTTCGAGAGGGATCCGAAGGGATTCACGGGGATTTAGACATTAAAAAAGCCTGATTTGCGAGATCAGGCTTCGTGTAATTCACCGCGTATTCAATAACCCCCTAAAGAATCATGGAGTATCGAATGAAAACAAATTTAGCACATGAACCACCAGAGCCGCAAGCAACCTATCGAGAAAGAATGATTGAGCAAAAAATCAGACTTCTTGAAGGTGCGCTCAAAGCAAATATGGAAAAGCCATGCTTAGACAATGCCATGGGTGTTGCCAAAGCTCGTTATGACCTTTTTGATTTTCTGCGAGGTGCTGTGTGAATACATCAATCTCAATGATTAAGCTGATTGAGGCTATGAACGATCAACCAATTGCGTTTAACAAACACTATGTTTTTATCGGGTGTGGAATTAATGGCGCACTAATGCTGTCGCAATTGGTGTACTGGACCGCACGTACTAAAAATTCTGATGGGTGGATCTATAAAACCCAACATGACTGGACTATGGAAACTGGTCTAACTCGCAAAGAACAGGAAAATGCCCGTAAAAAACTGAAAGACCTAAGTTTTTTAAAGGAAATGAAAAGGGGTGTACCTTGCAAGGTTTACTTCAAAGTTGAGCGTGAAAATCTATACAAAGCATTAATAGAATACTCTGAAAGCCTTGATTCATCACAGTATGCACCAAACGGGCAATCTAGTCTGAACGAAACGGGCGAACTAGTTGGCACCAAACGTACCAACAGTGTTGCACCAAACGGGCAATCTATTACAGAGAATACAACAGAGAATACTACAGATATTAATTTAGGCGCATCCGCACCTAAAGCACAAAAATTCTCTGCTAAAAAATTCTTATCTCAAAATGGAGTTTCAGAAGAAACAGCTCAAGAGTTTATTGATCTGAAAAACAAGAAACGTAAAACCATCACTGAGCGTGCTTTGAAAATCATTTTCAATCAAGCAAGCGAAGCACAACTTTCAAATGAACGTGTATTTCAGATCATTGTTTTACGTGGCTGGGAATCTTTCAAAGCAACTTGGGCATGGCATGAGACCAATAGTCAATTAGAGCAATTGGAAAATCCAAGAACTGCACATCCACAATCCAATCAACAAGAATCTCTAGAAGATTCATTTGTGGAGTTCTGATCATGTCAAACCTTCACAAGATGGAATTCGAACAAGCTGTACTAGCAACCTTGATGACTGTTGACAACAGCTACAACAGCCTTGAAGTAAAACCGAGTGTTGAGGACTTTTACGCTACTCGTCACCAAGAAATTTTAAAGGCCATTGAAAACCTAAATATCCAAGGCAAGCCGTATGACGTGGTGATGGTTAAGGATTTACTTCAAGCCAACAACCAATTACATATCCTTGGTGGCGAGCAGTACTTGATGCAAATGATGCAAGAGGCACCAGCATCGTTTTACAACATTCCAAGCTACATCTTGAAGTTAAAGAAGCTTACCGAGTGCCGAAAAATTGAATCAGCTGGTAAGAAAATCATTGAGCTGGCTCAAAACACATTGACTGAAGACATGCCAATGAAAGCCCAAGAAATTGTGGCTGGTGTTGAGTCAGTGATTGCCACCGATACTCGTTACAACCTACAGGATTCAAGCGTTATGGCGTTTGAAGTACTGAACGAGAAGATCCAGCACAAGACCAACAAAACTGGTTTGGCTTATGGCGTAAATACAGGTTTACGTGACCTTGATGCAATGCTTGGAGATATAGAGCCAAGTCATTACATGGTAGTCGCTGGCGCACCAGGTGGCGGTAAAACAACAATGGCTCAGATGGTTTCACTCAATGCAGTTAAGCGGAACAACGCACCTACATTGTTTTTCTCAGGTGAAATGGCTCATTACGAAGTCACCAATCGAATTGTAAGTGCTTTGGGCAAGATCCCATTTGATCACATCAACAAGGGAAATATGACAAGTGATGATTATTCATCATGGGTTCATTTGACTGTCGATGTTTTCCCTCAATACAAGCTTGATATCGTTGATAAAACAGGTATCACAATTCAAGAAATCCGTGGAGAAATTAAGAAATCAATTGCAAAGCATGGACGAATCGGCTGTGTGATTGTTGATTACATCCAGTTGATGAGCGATCCATATTTCAAAGAACAATACGATGTTATTACCGCAGTTTCAAAAGGTTTGAAAAAGATTGCTAAGGATTTCAAGGTTCCAGTAATCGCTTTATCTCAACTCACAAAAGATGCCATTGGCAAAAAAATCACAATGTCTGATTTACGCGGATCAGGGCAAATCGCTCAGGATGCCGACAAAATTGTGATGCTCTATCCATGTCCAAATGCACAAGGCGTGATCGTTGCTGATGTTGTTAAAAACCGACAAGGCAAAAAAGGAGAGGTTCGTTTGAGTGATCGATTTGAGTATTGCCAGTTCGGAAATGTAGGCAGTGTTTTAGATGGTATTGAGAGCGGGTCAATGCAAGGGGAGCTGGTATGAATGCGGTTGAGTTTGTTAAGAAACATGGTTGGGATTATGCAAAACGCTCTGTTTTTAGGAAAGAAGCTCCTTATGCGAAGGCTGTTTGTGTATATAACGGGAAGTTATCTTTCTCAGTTTCAATGGGAGGTTCTGAGTGGGTTCTAATTGATGACCTAAAACGCCTAGTCGAGTCTTATGGGTTGGTGGAGTCTTATGGTGGTGTTAGTGAAGCAAAAAATTACTTGCCTGGCTTGCGTTTTGACTCTTACGACGAATTAGCTCAAGCCATTGCAGATGTGGAAAGCGTAGGGGGTGGGGTGTGAGAACAGGAACCAACAGCGAATCACTTTACATCAAAGATCGTTCAGCTTGGGATTTGTCAGAATTCCTAAGTAGTGGTGGTCAGATCGAACATGTGCCTTATGGTGTTTCAAATGAGGTTAAGCAAGAGTTCAATAAATCAAATACTCAATCTCACATGAAACAAATAATGGGCGCAGCAATCGCAGAGGCTAAGGCTAAGAAAGAATTAAAACCTAAGCGAACTAAAACTGATGCTGAGATTGAAGCAAAAAGACAGAGTGATAAAGAGCGTAAACGAATCAAAGACGCCCAATCACAGGCTGTAAAAAGAAAGGCTAAAGCTGAATTAAGTGCAGAGCAAATATCAATATTCAAAGAGTTTCATTCCAAGGCATCACATGGCGATATCGCTTTGCTTGCAAGGTTGACAGGTGTTTCAGCAACAACATTGAAGTCAACCATGTATGGCGAAACTGTGATGAAAAAAGATCGATGGGATGGAGTTAAAAAGCATTTGCTGAGTTTTGACTATTCAATCAACGAAAGCGCAATCAAAGGAAGATTGAAGAAAGAAATCAATAAATTGGATCAAAAAGCATATCGAAAAGCTTATAGGGCTGAATGGCAAAAGGTACAGAGAGCCAAGCTTAAACAGATAACAGAAAAGTATTGTGGAGTGGTGGCACT